TTATGATAGAGGATTGGTAGTTGTAGCTAAAGATATAGTTAGTGGTTCTGTTTTATCTCAATTTACTTTAAATTTTCGCTCTACTAAAACAATATTTGAGAATGAAATATTTTTATCTGTATTAGAAAATGAATTTAATGTATCTCAAAACCCAACCGCTGTTGATTACGATGGAAGTATTGGTAGAATAAAACTACATAATATACGTTCTACAATAAATCCGTTAAAGGTTGGTGGATTTGCGGATTACTTATATAGTGGTTCTGTTGACCCAACTGGTTCTTATTTAGCACCTTATATTACAACGATTGGATTATACGATGATGAATTAAATATGGTGGCTGTAGCTAAATTACCACAACCAATTAAATCATTACCTGATTATCCAATAAACTTTATTGTCCGTTTTGATACTTAAACCAAAAAGTTTTATATTTATATTAGTAAAATAGAAAAAAATGTCAAAAATAGTAGATTTATACAACGCATCAAAAGGAGCTTTCAAAACCATCCCTAAAGATAAGGATGAAACTCCTTATTCAAAAGGCGGCTCTGATTCAAAAACATTAACCGATGGTACATTTGGTCAAATTGATTTTAAAACAGGAGATAAAGAAGTATTTACTGAAAAATCTTTAAACGAAAAAAGAGGTGGTACTATTGGAGCTATGCCTGCTAGTAAACTACCAACTGGATTTGTAGCACCAGCTTACTCACCCGGTGATAAAATTTATTCTAAGGTAGTCACAAAGAAATAATCAATGAGTTGGAAATTTAATGGAAATATTGTTACAGAAGAAACCACACCTGACGGTGCGGTTGGATTTGTCTATAAGATAGTTGATACTAGAACTAATCGATTTTATATAGGAAAAAAATCCTTATCTCAAACCCGCAGATTGAAACCCTTAAAAGGAAAGACTCGTAAAAGGGTTGTAAAGAAAGCATCCGATTGGGAGAAGTACTATTCATCAAACGAATGGATTAAATCAGAAGTAAAAGCTGGAAACTCTGAATACTTTGAAAGAGAAATCATTCAATTTTGTTTTTCAAAGAAATCTTTATCATATTACGAAATTAAATGGCAGTTTCATTACGATGTCCTTGCCAACGAACAAGCAATAAACGAAAACCTTATGGGGAAGTTCTTCCGTAGGGATATTATAAATTAAAGTTATGACAATACCTGAAATCGCAAAAAAGTACGGAATCTCCGAAGCTTATTTAAACGCAAAAGATGATGCACTATTGATTGCAGCAGCATCTATTAAAGACCTTAAAGGAATGTTGGAAGCAAACCAACCAAAAGCACCAATTGCAGCAAAAATGCAGTTTTTGGTAGACTTCCTTTACGATGTAAAGAATTCCAATCATTAATTTGGATAATTCCCAAAAAAGTTGTATATTTGTATAGAATATACCAATTATGCTATCTGGGAAGAATAAACTAACGGTCATTAACATTTTAGACACCGCATTGGGTGTAGGTTCATCTTTGAAAGGAAATGAACAGGCCCACCATTGTCCATTTTGCAATCACCATAAGAAGAAACTTCAGGTAAATTTAGATACTCAAAGATGGCACTGCTGGGTATGTGATTCTAAGGGTAGAAGTATCCAATCACTCCTTCGCAAACTCAATGTAGATATAAGAGACCTTAATAGATTGAAAGACATCTATGGTGAGGATGATTATACATTAGTTGAGAAAGATGAGTATGTAGCTAAGTTACAATTACCATCAGAATTCAAACAATTGTATTTCAAACCAAAAGGATTCAACCCTGAATACAATCAAGCTATTAACTACCTTAAAGAAAGAGGAATTACCCAAGCTGATATCGTTAAATACAACATCGGATATTGTTCTGATGGATTATACTTTGGCAGAATCATTGTACCTTCGTATGATGAGAATGGTGATTTAAATTACTTCGTAGCTCGTTCATATTACAAAGAAGAACGAATGAAGTATAAGAATCCGCCGGTTAATAGAGATGTAATTGTGTTTGATAATCAAATAAATTGGAACGAACCCATTACTTTATGTGAGGGTGTATTTGATTCATTTTCAATTAAAAGAAATTGTATTCCTTTGCTTGGTAAGTTCTTATTAAGTAAATTAAAGAATAAAATTATAGAGAAAGGTGTTAAGGAAGTGACAATTATATTGGATTCAGATGCTATTGCAGATTCAACTAAACATACTGATTACTTTCTAAAGAACGGAATCAAAGTTCGTAACATTATACCAACCGATAAGGATGCTGGTGAGATGGGATTCAAAAAAGTAAACGAACTCCTAAAAGGAGCAAAACAAACTGGATGGGATGACTTAGTTCTATCCAAACTAAATAATATATGAGGTTAAAGAGAATTTATCACATTGCGGATATACACATCCGTAATATTAAAAGACACAAAGAGTTTAGACAAGTATTTTACTCAATGTTTGAGGAAATACAAAAAAGAGGAACGGAGGATTCCATTATCTACTTAGCTGGTGATATCGCTCATGCTAAATTGGAAATGAGTCCTGAATTGGTTAGTGAGATTAGCTGGTTGTTTACGGAATGTAATAAACTATGTCCTACAATTGTAATCGCTGGTAATCACGATTGTAATATGAACAATTCGGACAGAATGGATGTACTTACTCCAATCGTTGATGCATTAAAGTTACCAAACTTAACTTATTTAAAAGATACGCAAGTTTACGGAATCGGAGATGTTGATTTTGCAGTATTCAGTATATTCGATAACAAAGATAATTGGCCTAAAGCTGATACTCTATTTGGAAACAAAAAAATTGCATTGTTTCATGGACCTGTTGATAACTCTACAACCGATGTAGGGTATGTGGTTAGTAGTAGACACTTTACAACTGAAATATTTGATGGATATGATTTAGCACTATTAGGAGATATTCATAAAAGACAAGAGATGATATCACCAAGTGGATGTAAAGTGGTATATGCTGGTTCTTTGGTACAACAAAACTTTGGTGAGACATTGGATAAGCACGGATTCTTAGTTTGGGATTTAGATACGATGACTTACGAAGAAGTTGATATCCAAAATGATTATGGTTATTACACATTGGATGTTGATGGTGGTATTGTGCCGGATGTAACTGATATGCCTTTGTATCCTCGTTTAAGAGTGAGGGTAACTAATACGGATACCGCAGATACTAAAAGGATGATGGCTGATATTACGGCAAAGTATGGTGTAGAGGACTTTACAATTATTAGAACGGATACATTCAATAAGAAGAAAACCAACGATAGAGAAGCAAGGTTGGAGGTTGATAGTGTGGCTGATATAAACCATCAAAACTCTTTAATAGGGGAATATGTGGAACGTATGATGCCATTCGTAACGAAAGAGGATTTAGCTGGAATAGAGAATATCAATCGTGACATTAATAGTAGAATACAACCATCAGAACTACAAAGAAACATAAGCTGGAAACCAATCCGCTTTGATTTCAGTAATATGTTCTCATATGGTGAAAGCAATATCATTAACTTTGATAAGGTAAATGGATTGATGGGATTATTCGCACCAAATGCACAGGGTAAATCATCCCTATTTGATGCAATCTCATTCTGCTTGTTTGATAAGTGTAGTAGAGCTTATAAGGCATCTGCTATTATGAACAATAGAAAGAGTGATTTCCATTGCCAATTAGAATTCTCCGTTGATGGTGTTGTTTATGGTATTCGTAGAGAAGGTAGAATGATTAACAAAGGAAAGAACGTAAAAGTGGATGTGGACTTTTGGAGAGAGGGTGATAACGGAAGGGAATCGCTTAACGGAACGGAACGTAGGGATACGAACCAAATTATTGAAACCTATGTAGGTAGATATGAGGATTTCATTATGACCGCTTTATCCCTTCAAGCTAACAACGCACTATTCATTGATAAATCACAATCTGAGAGAAAGGATTTGATGGCTCAGTTTATGGGCTTGGATATATTTGATAAGCTGTATGATACTGCTACAAACGATATCAAAGATGTGAATGCACTTATCAGAAATTTCAGAAAGACCGACTTCACTTCCGAATTAGCCCAAAAAGAAAACGACTTGAATTCAAAGAGAGAGGAATATGATAGTTTGGATGC